CCAAAAGGGTTTATTGCTGGTAGCCATGCCCACGCTTATAGCCACTTGAGCATCCTTGCAAAAGGGCGTGTAATTGTGAGGACAGACGAATACAATCAAGAGTATGTGGCTCCTGCCTGCATCGAGATAAAAGCTGGTGTCCATCACATGATTGAGGCATTGGAAGATTCTGCCTGGTTTTGCATTCATGCCACTACGGAAACTGACCCCGATAAAGTGGATGAGGTACTGATTGAAAGGAAATATCATGCCGTTAGGATGGGCACTTGCCGGGTCTGCGTTACTCGGTTACATGGGAAGTCAAAACAGGCTGGTGCTGCTGAAAGCGCGGCACAAACTCAACTTCAAGGCACTCAAGAAGCCGCCCGTATGCAACGGGAGATGTTTGACATTCTGAATGCTCAACAGGCTCCTTACCGTGAAGCTGGCAAAGTTGGCTTGACAAAGATTCAGGAGATGTTGCCCTTCTTCACGAAGATGCCAACAGAGGCTGATATTACCGCCATGCCGGGATATCAGTTTGGCCTAAAGCAAGGACTTGGATCGGTCAGTCAGGGCATGAACGTACTTAGCCCCGGATCTAACGTAGATGTATCCCGCCAAAAGTTTGCAACTGATTACGCAATGTCGCAAGGTCTGCCTGCTTATCTAAAGCAACGTAGCGATATTTTTAACACCTTGGCAAGCATTGCCGGTATTGGTCAAAAGGCAACGGATGTAAGTTCTCAACTTGGTGCGGCAACCGGCTCAAATCTTTCGCAATTAGCAACCGGCGGCGCTACGGCTTTGGCTGGTGGTCAAGTTGGGGCGGCTAATGCAATGGCTGGTGGGTTGCAAAACATTGGTAATACGGCTGCTTTGTACGGGCTAATGAACAGGGCTCCGCAAGCCGCTGCTGCCGGTGCTACTGGTGCAAGTATGTTGCCCGATTGGATTAGGTTTGGATAAAACATGGCTGACTTCAACATTCAACCCGTTGCTACCCAGATTAAACCCGTCCAAGGGATGAGCCTTGGCGACATGGTGAATTTGGCTAGAGGAGCGCAAGCCTTCCAACAGGCTGAGTTAATCAATCCTCTTTCGCTTCAACAGCAACAACAGCAAACCCGAACTGGTGAAATTGCTTTAAGCGTTGAAGAACAGAAAAACAAAGAACGATTGAATATGCAATCGGTGATGACTGACCCATCCTTGTATATGACGGATGGCAAGTACGACCCGCAAAAAGCTATTCAGATTGCCACAAAAGTTGCTCCGCTTACTGGTCTTTCATATTTGAAAGAGATGGCAGGAACTTTTGGCGCACAAAGCGAAGCCGATGTTAAGCGAATGCAAGCTGAAAAAGCTGGCGTTGATCTAAACAAATATTACACCGATTTGTCTCGCAATATCTACGGTGGATTGTTGGCTGATCCTGCTTTTAATCCTGCTAGCCCTAATCCTAAGTTGATGGAAGAAAAACTGGATGCCGCTTACGATGTTCTGACAAAGGGATTCAATGTTCCGAAGTCTGACAACCCGATGCACGATCAGATTAAAAAGATGATTCGTGACAATCCGGTGCAAGCCATTCAGACTTTGAAAAACGGAATCTTTCAAGCCGCCCCCGGACAGACTCAAGCCGAACTGTTGGCGCGCACGCCCACGGCAATCGGTTCTGGCGCGGGTACGGTTATGGTGCCGACCTCACCGTTCCAGCAAGGTCAACCGCCTGGATTCATTGAGCAGCAATTGCCGCCGACTCAGGAGGTTATTGATCCGCTAACTGGTGAACGCAGATTGATTGGCCCAATCACTCAGCGTGCTCCTCAAGCACCGATGACGACTGCCGCTGGTCCTGTTCAAGCCGGGGCGCTAGAGGCTCAAGGCGCTGTTATTAAGGAAGATCTGCCCCGCACGATTGCTGAAGCTAAAGACGCGCCAGCACGAAAAGGCATTTTCCAAAACATCAAGAAACTTACGCCTGAAGCCTTTACCGGTCCGACTGCTGAACGTAGACAGACTGTGGCAAGTTTTGCTCAAATGTTGGGCATTCCTGCTTATCAGCTTGAGACTACATCGACTGATGAGTTGATGAAGAATACCAAATTGTTGCAATTGGCTGGTGGCAATACGGATGCGGCTCGGGCGTTGGCTGAGTTTGCCAATCCGAACAACAAAATGACTAAGGAAGGTATCGAAAGAGTTACCGACCAATTGATTGGCATTGAGAATATGCGTGAGGCTCGCGCAAAGTATCTTGTGCCATTCCAAAACAATGCTGCTCAATACTTGCAGCGCAAACAAGACTTTGACTCTATTTCCGATCCCCGTCTGTTCCAGGAAATGTCGCGTGAAGATGCAGTCAAGATGTGGAAATCCATGTCGCCTGCTCAACAAGCCGAAATTCTTGATATGCAGAAGAAGGCTCGGGCACTTGGGGTGATCAAATAATGGCTACTTTTGCTGAATTGTTGGACACGATTGCCACCGAGAATGAATTTCAATCTCGGCTAAACCAGGCAAAGGACGCATATCGCCAACAATTTGGCAAGGATATGCCGATCACCAGCAACGTTAGGACACGCGAACAGCAAGAAAAGCTGTTCAAGGAAAGAGCATCCAATCCTAATCTTGTTGCTCCTCCTGGAACTTCTAAGCATGAAGTGGGAGAGGCCGCAGACATTCCTACGTCTGTACCTGAGTCATTCTTGAATCAGTTTGGCATCCACCGCCCCTTGGGAAAAAAAGATCCTGTCCATGCGGTTTTGATGCCTGCTAAACAAGAGGCCAAAACGGAACCTGCCACAGAAAGCAAAACGTTTGCTGATTGGGTGGGAAGTTTTGGATCTGGTGAAGTATCGGCAGAACCTGAAAAGAAACAACCAAGCAAAGTCAAATCTTTGGTTGGCGATATTCTGATGAAGGGCATGGAGATGCGTCAACAAGTGCCAGGATTCTTGGCATCTACTGCTGATGTAATTGCTGGCGCTCCGTCATTTATTGCGGGAACTGTTGGTTATGGCGCAGGCCGATTGTTTGGTCTATCTCCTGAAGAAGCCACTGCCGCCTCGCAAAAGGTTGCAGCACCGTTGGCTGAACCCGTTGGCAGAGTGACCGGCCTGAAAGAAACCGAAGCCTATCAGAAAGCCCTGCCAAAACAGGTCATGGATTACATCGGTGGGCACATTGAAGAAGGCGCTAAAGCTATTGCTCAACGTTTTGGCGTGCCAGAAGCTGATGTTCAGAATGCTATCAATGCGGCAATGATTGCTGCTCCTGTTGGCATAAGTAAAGCTAAAACAGAGTTTGCCAAAGCTAAAGCCGAACTAATGCCGACAACGCCTTCTGCTGCGCCTGTCACGCCTGTCAAACCGGGAATGGTTAGCGGTGGTGCAGCGGCTGCTGATGTGAAAGCGCAAATTCAAGAGATTGCCGCACGTTTGCCAGAGAATGAAGCTAGACAATTGTTGGCTGCTGATCCGGCAAAAGTTGACTTGGCTGCTGCCGAGCGTAGAGCCGTTGCCAGCAAGTTTGGCGTTGAACTGACCAAAGGCGAAGCAAAACAAGACTTGTCTTTGTTGGGTGATGAATTTAATGCTAAGAAAGAATCACCAGAACTGCAAAGGCGATTGGTCGAGCGTAGTGAAAAGCTGTTCCGTGGGCTTGACGATATTAAAGAACGCACCGCCCCCGACATTTACACAGCAGACAAAACAGAACTTGGTCAGCGCATCATTGATACTTTGCAAGCCAAAGATGCCCAAAGACGTTCAGAAATCTCTGGTCTTTACAAACAGTTAGAAGATGCCAACGCAGGTGCTCTGCCGATTGATACCGGCACTTTGCTGAACAACATTAACACTCGGCTATCTCAGAAAATGCGTAGCCGATACGCTCCTGCCGAACTGATGGACACTATCAAGGATGCGGCTGAACGCAAGAGCATGACTTTTGAGGAATTTGAAAACCTCAGAAGCATTGCCGCAGAAGAAATCCGTTCTAGCAAAGACGGAAACAAGCGCATGGCTGCAAGCATTATTCGGGATGAGTTGGAGAATATGCCGCTATCCACGGATAACGCACAGATTAAAGTCCTCGCTGATCAGGCTAGAGCCGCTGCCAAAGCACGTTTTGATTTGCTTGACAAGAATCCAGCATATAAAGCCGCTGTAAAAGATACCCGAAGCGCAGAAGATTTGGCTGCTGGTTTGGAGTCTGTGAGTGCTGATAAGTTCTTACAGCAATTTGTCCACAGCGATACCAAGCAAGCATCCACTGCTAACTTAAAGCGATTAATGAATGAGTTGAGTGATCAGCCTGATGCATTGCAGGCGTTGCGTGCTGGAACCATTGAGCATTTCCGCGAGAAAGCAACAATGGCTGGTAACAACTTTGGTCAGGCTGGATACAACAAACGTCTTGCGGCTTTGCGCGGTAAAGTTGATCGCATCTTTGCTGGTGATGCCGCTTTGCAGGACTTGCGGGATCTTGGACAACTTGCTACTTGGACAGAGCATCGTAGACCCTTGACCGGCGCAAACGTCAGCGAAAGCGGTAACGTTGCAATTCAAGGCATGAAGAAAATGGCAGAAGCTGGTATTACGGCTAAAACAGGTGTGCCTGTTGGCGCAATCAAAGGTTATTTCCAGGGTAAAAAGCGAGAAACAGAACTCAGGAAGATGATCGAACCTGGTGCTGGTTTAACAAATGATTGAGGTAGAAATGACTCCCGAGATTGATCCTGTTAAGTACGGTGTCCTATGGCAAAAAGTTCAGGACATGAGTAACAAAATGGACCGAATGGAACGGCAAATGGAACAGTTGCTGGACATGGCAAGCCGTTCCAAAGGCGCTATCTGGTTGGGTCTTGGCCTGTGGTCGTTCCTAACCGGGATTGTTGGCTTTTTTTTTGGTAAACATTAGGAGTAACCATGAAAGCATACGTTATTGAGCGACTCAAAGAAGCATCTACCTGGCGCGGCATCATTATGCTGTTGACCGCTGCCGGTATCCCTCTGGCTCCTGAAATGCAACATCTGGTCATCTCTGTTGGGATGGCTCTAGCTGGCGCTGTTGGCGTTGCAATGCCTGACAAATGAAACAGAATTGGGATGTTTGCCTAGCCCATGTCCTCAAGTCTGAGGGTGGGTTTGTCAATCATCCGTCCGACCCTGGCGGGATGACCAACCTTGGAGTCACCAAGAAGGTCTGGGAAGAATGGACGGGCAAGCCTGCAACTGAACAGGAGATGAGGAATCTGACCCATGATGACGTTGCTCCGCTATATCAAAAGCGTTATTGGGACGCTGTACATGGTGATGATCTTCCCTCTGGTGTTGATCTTTGCGTTTTTGATTGTGCCGTTAATGCAGGCGTTGGTCGTGCTGCTAGATTTCTTCAGCGAACCGCGCAAGTAACCACAGACGGGATCATTGGACCAGGCACTATGAAGGCAGTCCAGGCTATGTCTCCGTCACTGGTGATCAGAGACTTCTGTGCTCAGAGAGAGCTGCACTACAAAAGCCTGCCAACCTTCCCCACGTTTGGTAAGGGCTGGATGGCAAGGCTCGACAAGGTTGAGGACGATGCCATGAAGATGGTTAGTCCTTCAGCCCCCGTATAAAGATCTTGAAGCTGTCTACGGTATCCTGACCAAAAGCAAACTTGAATTGGTCTAGGGTTTCGCAGATTTCTTCAATGACCATGTTCCGATACGGATTCAGATTAGCGGTATCTGTTTGGGCTTGATTTTCCATTCTCTTTCCGACCTCCCCGATTGAGATTTGACGATGTTGCCTGTCAACATAATTAAATCCATACGTTCCAATTCTGTCAATCGCTTGCCGATTTGGTAGCCAATCAGCCCGATTTTGCTAGCTATCCCGTCCTTTCCCAAAGGGCCAAAGTGCCCCAGACACCAGAGGATTAACTCATAGTGCTTGTCTGCCGTGGGTTGGATGGAATCTGCCGCCTCAAAGGATGTGAGAGGGTCTGTGCTTCTTACTCGATAGTGCTCCATTGTGTGCTCCTTAATTGGTGGGCGGGTCGCATAAAGCAGCGTTGGCTTGAACAACACTTGTAAAAGTGACCACGGCGCTAACCCGTTTTCCCGCCCGTATTGGTGGGGTACTCGCTGCACCGAGGCTCAGTGCCCATGTGACGTATCAGCGGCATTCGCTTTCCCCCGTTAATCAAAATGGCACGTCATCGTACCCATCGTCTTTTGGCAAGCCTTGGAATCGCTCCTCTTTGGGTCGGTGGGGGAAGGCTTTGAAGTATCCATCCCAATTGGCAGACTGAGGGATGCTGTCTAGCTTAATGGTGACCTTGCCCTCCTCATCCATCCACATAGTCCCGTGATTGCTCCAGTAAGTCTTTTCCTGACCATCTTGTGTGGTGTACTTACGGGCGGCAAATTTAATGTCGTACTGCTTTTTCATGCGATTAGTTTGTTGAGTTGATCAACCTTGGCAGAGACTTCTGCAAGGAACTTTTTGATTTCAGATTCAATCTCCTTTATAAAAGCATCATCCCTTGGAACCCGTTTAATGAAGATTTGAGCCTTCTGTGGCATCCGAGGGTCAAAGGATACGAAATCGCACCACTGACGACCTGTACAAGCCATTTGGAACTGCATCTGGGTGATGTACTTTGCCGGGACTGTCTGGGTCAGCAGAGTGTCTATATGGGTCGCTGTGTTGGGGCATTTGATCTCCACCAATCCATCTTCACCCACCAGACCGTCCGGGGATGCGCCAGCCATCTCAATCGTTGGGTGATCGACTAGGCCGGTTTCGTCAACCAAAACGTTCTGCTGGACCTCATAAGCCGCCCTTGCAAACGGCTCCTGATCCGTTCCCCACTGCATAGCTGCGTTGGTAAATGACTCTGCCTGGGTGTTAGTCAGACGTTCCACTACCAACTGAGCCATGTAGTTTTCACGGCTGGCGCTGTAACCCGTCTTGGTCTTGGCGATTACGTCAGCAACACGGCTAGCGGTGACTTTGCCTAATCTGGCGGCAAACCATTCGTCAGATTTTTGTTCCATCATGGCCTCGTTTTCAACATTGCGTCTGCGTATTCATATGCGGCTTCAGACACGTCTTTTGCCGGGGGGACTCCATGCGACCAAGCGGCAATAATTCCTTGCATAGCTTTAGCCGCAAAGTAGTCTCGTAGGGTCATGCCCTTTTGTGGCTCACCCCATCCATTAAATCCTTCATTCGGAAATGCTTGCTCATTTATGTTCATAATTTCCACCATGCTGCTGGTTTGCACTCAAGGATCAATCCTTCCTCATCTGGATCGCCACCATAGCTTAAAACGTAGTGTTTCTTGCCGTTGATAGAAATCAGAATTGGCACATCAGGATTGCACATTTCGTCTTTGTCCTCTGCTTGCTGATACTTGTCTATTGACTCATTGATAGCAACGTAGAGTTGACGGGTGGTGAATTTTTTAAAAAAGCTCATTGTGTTAACGCCTTCTTTTGCTTGTCTTTTGCTGCCATAACCTTTGCTTGCCACATAGCATCCCCATCACAAGCGGCATAGGCGGCGTTGTAGACCGTTTTGAGAGATCCCATGTCAGCACAAGCCTCAATTGCTGCCAGGTGGTCTGCCATCTGTTTGGGATCAACCTTGGTGGTGGGTTTAGCTTCTGGTCGGCGTGATGCAGAGTTACCGTCATCATCCTCTGGTGCGATTCCACAAGCCGCCATGAGGCTATATCGGCGTGCGTATGTCAGCGCAGATCCGTAGCCTTGTGCGTCATGTTTTACCGCAGGAACATGAAGCAATCCAGACTCCATGACCTCGCCAGATTCGTGGACAAATACTGTCTCAACCATCACGCCCTCTTTGCACTCATAGGTCTTTTGCATGAGGGCAATTCCGTTTGCATTGAGTGCGTCAATGACTGCCTCTACGCAAGCTGAGAGGTCTGCGTATCGAGAACGGAAGTGGGGATTTGTTGAGGACTTCAGCGCAGGGCCAAACTCTTTTTGTGCTTTGACGAACGCAGATGCGATCTTTGCTTGGATGGGCGTTTCCATGTTTGTGCTCCTTAAAACTGATATTTAGGCCCGCAGGTGACTTCAACCACCGTCTCGACAGTATAGCCACCAATCTTACGTTTGGCATACAAGGGGATTGCTCTGAGTCCTGATGTTTCGCACTGGCGAACTGCATCAATGACCTCGTTGCGTCCCATCGGTTGAACCTTGTCGTCAACGATCAACTCTTGATTGGGAGGTTTGGGCGTTGCACCTGGCAAGCTAGAACAGCCAGCCATGATGATTCCCATCGAACACAAAAAAGCATAGGTGAACATACGCATCTCAATTCTCCAAAGTCTTTTGTATGCGGCGCAGTTCTTCCGCAACGTTGTTATATAGGTAACAGATCTCACGGATGCGAGACTCAAGCAGACCAACCTTGAAGGCCAAACGATCTTCACGTTCTGCGTCCATGTACATCTTGTCGGTCATCTCATTTGCGTTAGCAATCAACAGATCAGCATTCATCATCAGTCTCCATACAGTGTTCACATCCAGGGTGGTCGGGGTCACGGCAATCAGGGTTACGCATCAGTGCGGCGTGGCGTTTGCGCTCAAAGTAAACCTGTGCGCGTAGTTCTTCAATTTCTGAATCATCTTCAAAGTAGTTCATGTCAGCCCCCGATCAGTACGATGCCGCACACAAACCCAAAAGCAAACGCATAAACGTAACCCAGAACTTTGTCTGACAGGTCATATTGCGGATTAGATTGTGCGTAGCCAGTGGTGAACTGAGTCTCTGCAAGAGTGCGAGGGGTTTTGAGGTTTTTCATGCGTGCTCCAAAAAAGGTGAATCGGGGAAATCTTCAAGACGTTTGCGTTGGTACGCTTGTTCTTGTTGAGGTGTCCAGGGTACTGGCCCCCCTGGTGGGGGAAAGGTCCAGCACATCAGACTTCAACTTTGAAGCCTTCGGCCTCAAGAGTTGCCAGGAAGTCAGGAGCAGCAGACTTGCGAATGTCTACTGACACACCGCCGTAGATGCGCTGCTTGGCAGCATCGGTGTTAGCCACGAAAGTGATCGTGGTGTCGTTGAAGTTAGAGGGAAGGATTTGAAAGTCCGACATGGAAGGCTCCTTAAAAGACCGCTTGCATTGCGCTACGGGATGACTGAAGTATCGTCTACATTGGTAGACAAGCGCAAGACATTTCCGACAAAACTGTGGGGATATGTTGTTTTTATGTCTACAGGCGTAGACAATAGCCGAATGTTGACCAAAGAACAAGCTATCACACTTGCAGGCTCACAGAGTGATCTTGCCCGTTTGCTAGGCATTAGCAGAGGGGCAGTCTGGAAGTGGAAAAAAATCCCTCAGGGCAGAATCTGGCAGTTGCAACTGTTGCGACCAGGGTGGTTTAAGTAGGGATTTTCCCTAATTTGTTGGTTTTTTACACAGGAGTTTGAAACATGAAAAAAGCAATCATTGCCGCTTGGTTTGCCCTTTCAGCCACTATGGTTTGGGCGTCTTGTACTACTCACACGATCATGTCCGGTGGTCGTATGGTTACCTGCACGACCTGCTGCTACGGAAATAATTGCAACACGACGTGTTTTTGATGTATAGTACGAACCGTCTGGAGTGGCATCTAGACGATTGGAACCAACTTAACCCCGCAGGTTTCTGTGTGGTCTTGCAAGACAGCAAGCATTCTTTTGGTTGGTTCCAATCGTTTGCTGTTGCTCTCGCCAAGAGCCAAGACCACAGAGCATCTTGCGGGGTTTTTGCTTTTGGCCCAGACCGTCAGGGCGCGTTAGCAAATGGTCTGCATGGACTGAACCCAAGAAACACCGGTAACAGGACACACCCCCTGGTTTGCCGACCAGCGTTGATTGAGCGACTGGTAAAGGATTGGGTACAACGGTGGAACAAGGCCCGATCTATAAGCGAATCAATCCCTCATGGGCACTTGGGCTTTTGTTGAGTTTTAAAGGAGCATATATGGAGCATGAATCAAAAGTCGGAGAGGGCAGGATAGTTGATCTATCCACCCTTGGAGAACCTATGTTCAAAACAGGATTCGATAGATTCTGGGAAGCATGGCCTAAGTCCACACGCAAAGGGGCAAAGGCTGAATGCAAGAAAAAATGGGTCAAGAACTATTGCGAGACTTGCGCTGACCAAATCATCAAACACGTTGAGTGGATGAAAACCACAGACCAATGGCGCAAGAATGAAGGGGCATTCATACCCGCCCCACTTGTGTACCTCAACCAACAGCGTTGGGATGGCGCAGAAATCCCCGAAATCAAGCCTACAAACGCAAAAGACCCTGCGTTGGTCAAACTAGACGAGGACAACAAAAAAGCCGCCCCTATGCCCGAATCTGTGCGTCAGCGGTTGGCTGAACTGCGGGGCATGAAATGACGCATGAACAAGCCAACAAAATCCTTGACCGACACAAAGAGGGAAGCCATGCGTATTCGCTCCTCACCATCACAAAAGCCCTCTATCTCACCGGAGACATTGGAACACATGAGGAATTGCGAGGCTCGGGATTGGATCAGGAGATACCGGGAGAAAGCCAAAGAGGTTGGCCCGAACGAAGCCAGGAAATGGTGGGATAGAACAATCAGCCATATTGAGCGAATAAGAGGCCAAGATGCTGCATTCGATCTCAGACAAAGAATGAACAAATTTAAGGATACAGATTGAGCCCCTTCAAAATCAACGAACCGACTTGCATCAGCTTTTCTGGTGGCAGAACCTCGGCTTATATGCTTTACCGGGTGCTGGAGGCTCACGACATGAGCCTGCCAAGTGATGCGGTTGTGTGCTTTGCAAATACCGGCAAAGAGGATGAGGCAACCTTAAAGTTTGTCCATGACTGCGAAACAAACTGGAATGTGCCGATTGTTTGGTTGGAATACAAAGACGCAGAAGAATCAAAAAACAGATGGCAAATTGTTAATTACGAAACTGCTAGCAGAAATGGCGAACCATTTGAAGCCGTAATCCGAAAGAAAAATTATTTACCCAATCCGGTGACACGATTCTGCACAATTGAAATGAAAATCCGCACAATTGCGAATTACCTTTTATCAATTGGATTTTGTGAAACCCGATCCGAAGGCGAATACATGAGTTGGGTTGGCATACGGGCTGATGAGCCTAGACGAGCCGCAAAAATACCACGAGACAGAACTCCATTGGTTACCGCAGGAATTGGAAAAGAAGATGTAGGAAATTTTTGGAAATCTCAGCCGTTTGATTTACAGCTTCCAAATTTTAATGGTGTGACATACCACGGTAATTGTGACCTTTGTTTTCTTAAAGGTGAATCACAAACTAGAAGTTTAATTGCTGAAAAACCTGAAAGAGCATTATGGTGGGCAAAAATGGAGGCGCTGGCGCTGGCAAGCAAGCCTGATGGTGCGCGTTTCAGAAAAGACAGAGATTCATACCAATCAATGTATGAATTTTCCCAAAATCAAATGCCAATGTTTGATAAAGCAGATGAATCCATCCCTTGTTTTTGTGGAGACTAAATGACATTCGTAATTCACTTTCACGTTGAGGGCATACCTAAACCAAAAAAGCGCCCTCGCTTTCGTCAATTCAACGGCATCGTGCAGTCCTACACCGATAAAGGAACCCGAGAGTACGAAGATCATGTCCGGTTGACCTCCCAAACCGCGATGGGGACAACCGAGCCCATAGAAACCCCTGTGGGCGTTTATTTGTACATTAGGCTCTCAATACCTAAGTCGCACTCCAAAAAGCGCACAGAGGACTGTTTAAAGGGCTTGGAGAAGCCAATTAAGAAGCCAGACATCGACAACCTTGCCAAATCCCTGTTAGATGGCATGAACGGGGTGGTTTTTAAGGATGATTCACAGATCGTTTCGCTGCACTGTTCAAAGGTGTATGCGAGTTCACCTGGGGTTGACATCATGGTTAAGGAGGAGTTGGAATGAGTGACAAAGTTGATCTAAACCCGTATGAGACTGAAGTGCGGAATAGAACCATTGAGGAGATTGCCCGAGCAATTGAGCAATTTAAGGCTTTTGGGCCAAATACATTGGCTAGTTTTGCTGTGTTTATAAGGAGCATGAAACGTGAGTGATTGGCCTTTTCCACCATTTCCCCGACCCGCTGAACCAGCACAAGACATTCCGTTTGGTCTTGATGACTTTGAGGACGCGCCGCTATGAACGAACAACAATCAGCAATGCTGGACTATCTAGCGCGTGAAGCAATGAAGTCTTTGCTTGCTTCTCCTGTGCCGCTTCCCATTTGGCAAGTTCCAAAAAAATCGTATGAAATTGCGGCATCCATGTTGGAAGAACGAAAACAAATGCTTGAACATTTTGCTAAAAAAGAAGAATGCAAAACATTGTTGTATGACTGGATGATTAAAGATGGGTTGCTGACAATTAGATCGTTGAATTGTTTGCGTGCTGAAGGAATTGAATACGCTGAAGAACTTGCAAAATGCACAGAACGACAACTTCTTAAATTCCCAAATCTTGGTCGCAAATCAATCAATGAAATTAAAGAAGCCATGCGGGTAAAAGGCTTTAGTCTGAAGGAGCCAACATGAATGACGAAATTGAAGAATTGAAAGCATTGGTTTGGTGGGAAAAGAAACGCCACTATCGTCTAATGAAGGCTCCTGATTGCCGTGATCCAGACCATCCTGGTTGCGAAATGTGTGAAGATGAGGAGGATGACGAATGAGCATAGAAACAATGAAACAGGCGCTGGAGGCGTTGGACGCAATCACTGATGACGTTGACGGGACTGGCCTAAATACAAACATGTCATTTGACAAATCGCTAGAAGCCATCACATCCCTACGCCAAGCCATAGAGCAGGCTGAGAAGCAGGAGCCAGTTGGGTACTTCACGATCAATGACTATGACAAGTGGGAACAGATTGACGGCACGTCCGGGAAACCTTTGTATGAAGCACCGCAACCTT